AAAAGTATATCGATCAATCACAGAGTATCAACCTCATGATTCATCCAAAGACACCACCACGTGATACGAATCAACTTCTGATTTATGCTTGGGAACAAGGTGTAAAAACACTATACTACCATCGCGGCACAAATCCATCACAGGAGCTGTCTCGTAATTTACTCACTTGTACATCTTGCGAAGGCTAACAATGATAAAAGAAACACAATACTGCTGCCATTGCACATCGCAATATACTATTCAATATAGAGAACAGGATATAGATCCTGATTTAGTTCCTACATATTGTCCATTTTGTGGAACAGAAAACTATGGAGAAGAGGAATTGATAGACATGACAGAGGACGAATAATGTACGAATATAAAGTAAAAGAAATAGTTAGAGTGGTTGATGGTGATACTGTTGATATACTTATAGATTTAGGTTTCGGATTAACAAAGAAAGAAAGAGTGAGAGTTGCAGGAATTGATACTCCTGAATCTCGTACTCGTGATCTATATGAAAAGAAACTTGGTAAAGAAGCTGCTGTATATCTCACAAAGCAACTTGCTGATGGTGATATTACTATCAAGACAGAGAAAGATGGCAAGTATGGTAGAATGCTAGGATGGTTATATAAATCAGGTCAAACATTATCTATTCAAGAAGATATGATTAATCGCGGATATGGTTGGTCATACGATGGTGGTACTAAAGAAAAAACCTTTGAAGAACTCAAAGAGCTGCGACAAAAAGACGGTTCGTGGATTGAATAAATAACTCTATGTGGAGTTATAATGGTGAAGAGTTTACCTCTGAAATGATTGAAGATAATTTAGGCTTTGTCTATATTGTCACAGATAAAAAAACAAAGATGAAATACATCGGAAAGAAGAGCTTCTTTTCAAAGGTAACCAAGCCACCGCTTAAGGGCAAAAAACGTAAAAGGAGGTCTTTCAAAGAGTCAGATTGGAAAAAATACTGTGGCTCCAGCGAGGCAGTAAAGCTGCTCGTAGAAGAGAACGGGCTGGACCACTTCGATCGAGAAATACTGTATCTGTGCAAAAGTAAGGGAGAGCTGAACTATATGGAATTACGTGAGCAAATACTAAGAGAGGTTCTGTTGAAACCTGATGAATATCACAATGCCTTCGTCGGGGGCAAGATCCACCGCGGCCATATTAAGGCCCTGTGGAAGTAAAATAAGTGTTTACATTTAGCAGTTTTTGCTGTATAATATACATTATGAATAAACAAAATAGAGCGCGAGGTGCGTCATTATAATAGTAGACTACTCAGGTATCGCGGTTGCAGCATTCTTTGCTCAGTCGAAAGGTAACGAAACCCCAACCGAAGATATGCTCAGGCATGTCGTTCTCAACTCTATTCGTATGTACAATACAAAGTTTAGAGAAGAATACGGTCAGATGATCCTAGCATGCGATGGAGGATCATGGCGAAAAGATGTATTCCCTGAATATAAGGCGAACCGCAAGAAAGCAAGAGACAAATCTAATATGGATTGGGGCTTTTTCTTTAATACACTGACTAAGATCAGAGAAGAGGTTACTAGTAATCTTCCATGGATATCTCTTCATGTAGGAAATGTCGAGGCTGATGACATCATTGCAACCTTAGTCAAAGAAACTCAAGAGTTTGGCAAAAACGAAAAGGTAATGATTGTATCTGCTGATAAAGATTTCATTCAGCTACATAAATACTCAAACGTAAAGCAATTCTCTCCTATGAAGAAAAAGCTTATCACTGAAAATAATCCAATTGGTTATATCAGAGAGCATATCTTCCGTGGTGATTCAAGTGATGGTGTACCAAACGTCTTAAGCGGCGATGACGTATTCGTTACTGAAGGCTCTCGCCAAACACCTCTCTCAAAGAAGAAGATAGAGGCTTGGCTAGAAAACTTTGATAATCTACGAGATGTGATGCCAGAAAACATTTATCGTAATTACCAAAGGAATCAAAAGGTAATTGACTTAGACTTTATTCCTACGAATATACAAGAACAAATAATCGAACAATACAATAACACAAAGATAGCTCCGAAAATGAAGGTACTTAATTACTTAGTCGTTAATAGGCTAAGCAATCTTGTACCATCTGCTTCAGACTTTTTTCCACATGAAAACAAATAAAGAAATACTATTACACGAAATTCTTGAAAAGGCTCAAGAATATAAATCAGAAGGACCTCGTATTAAGTTTTTAAAGAAAAATGATACATTTGCCCTTCGTACAGTGCTTCAGTTAGCATTTAATAAGTCTATTGAACTAGACTTTCCTGCAGGTGCACCACCATTTAGAGAATTGGAATCACCGATTGGTTTAGAACCAGTAAGGTTAAAAAATGTCATTAGCGGTTTAGGTAGTTGCGCAAAGGGAAGTAACGTTCCAAGCATTAAAAAGGAATCGATCTTTATCGGTATACTTGAAGCGATTAACGTAAATGATGCAAAAACAATTATTGCAGCAAAAGATAAAGAACTCGATAAGATATATAGTAATATAACGTATGATCTTGTTGAAAAGACGTTCCCAGCGCTAGTAAAATAAACATGTACACATCTACTAATTAATGGTATAATTATATCTTAATTATGAATATATTCGCATTATCACCAGTTCCTCGAGTCGCAGCCGAATGGCATTGTGACAAACACATACCAAAAATGATCGTTGAATCAGGTCAAATGCTATCGACTGCACACCGCATACTCGATGGCGAAATGGATCGTAGACCTTCATCGACTGGTAAAACAATGGCAAAGTATTGGGAACTCGGTGATGATCGCGAAAGTGTGCTATATAAGGCAGTTCACGTAGGTCATCCTTGTACAGTATGGACTATGGAATCTCATTTGAATTACAAATGGCACTATGATTTGTTTATGTGTCTATGCAAAGAATATACTCATCGTTACGGTAAGCTACACCTAACAGAAAAGGTATTGTCTAAAGTACTCAAGCGTTTGCCAAAAAATATCAAAAAGTCTCATATGACACCATTTGCTCTTGCTATGGGCGCAGAACCAGATTGTATCGATCATAACGATTGCATTGGTTCATACCAAAATTTCTATCAAACAAAACAAAAAAGATTTGCCATGAAATGGACAAAACGAAACATACCACATTGGTTTAAAACATTATGACATACGATTACTACTGCGATAAATGCGACAAAGTCTGGGAAGAATCCCATCCAATTGATAACCGAGACAAGCCTGTAGGAAAGGCTTGCCCTTGCGGAAAAGGTGGAACTGTAAAACGAGGTGTATGTGCACCAGGATTATCATACGAAGGATCTGTATCACCTATCCGTAGAGCTGGAAGTGGATGGAATGATGTCTTAAAGGGAATTAAGAAGGCAGCAGGAAAAGAAGCAAAGATTAATCACTACTAAGATGAAAAGAAATTCAAAGACTATTCGTGATAAAAAAATTCGTGAGTATAGCGGTGATTCATTCGACCGTAAAAAGCGTAAACGCGAAAAGCAAACAAACAAACCTCGCCACTCAGATACATTTGAATACGAAGATTATATAGATTATGATGAATTTAACACGAACGAAGACATTTGAGCATCAAGCTGTTGATCTTGGATACGAAGATCTTGACACTGAAACAAAGAAAAGTGGTAGATCGTATCTAACGCCAGAGGGTATTTCATATCCGTCAATCACGACCATCCTTGGATACTTTACAAAAGCCTCTATTATCCAATGGAGAAATAGAGTTGGTGAAGAAGAAGCCAATAGAGTAACTCGTCATGCGTGTGCTAGAGGTAATGCTGTACATTATACTGTTGAGAGATATATCAATAACGAAGAAGATTTCCTTAAGGGCGAAACAATGCCGCATATCCTTCAATTGGTAAAAGCAGCGAAAGGTGTATTAGATGAAAGATTAGGAAAGGTTATTCTTCAAGAATGTCCTCTCTATTCTGATCAATTACAAGCAGCTGGCAGAGTAGATTTGATTGGCGAGTTTGATGATACTCTATCGATCGTTGACTTTAAAACATCGAAACGAGTGAAGTCTCTCGAGGATATTGAAGATTACTTTATTCAGGCATGTACCTATGCAGTTATGTTTGAAGAACGAACTGGAACACCGATCGATCAATTAGTAATTCTTATGGTTGTTGATGGCTCAGGCGAACCTCTCGTATTTAAACAAAAGACTGACGATTGGCTTGAAAAGATGGTCAATAAAATTACTTCATACCATGCACAAAACCCTCGCTGAATATATTCTACATCTAAAGGATGCAATGCCTTTAGACATGTGTCAGAAAATAATAGAGACATACGACTCTGTTAGCAAATCTGATCCAAACTATCTTAAAAGAAAGAATAAGATATTTGATTTTGATGAGATTAATATGTTGAATCATGATGCATTTATTGATTTTCGTGAGCCAATGGGGAAACTTATGCGAGCAGTCAATAACTTCTATATGGATAAGACTCATAACGCGCTGAAAGATCGGCTTGTATGTTATGAAGCTTTGAAAGATTACGAAGCTCCAAGAGTTAAAAGATACGAACCAAATCAAGGAATATTTGATTGGCATATTGATGCTTCTGATCAAAACTCATCAAGACGTGCAGTCGTTATGTTTTGGTACCTCAATGATGTAGCAGAAGGTGGAGAAACGATCTTCGATATTGGTGAAGAAGTAGCTATAAAGCCCGAAGCTGGAAGTGTGGTTTGTTTTCCACCTACATGGCAGTACCCACATAAAGGTGCTACACCGATTTCTGGACCAAAATACGTAGTATCTTCGTATGTATGGCTGCCTCAAGAGCACCCAATTTGTGATTAATTCACAAAAGTTTATACCGAGTGCATAAGTTATTGGTACCCATTGACATATACCTGTGTACAAAATGCGCTAAATAAGGTATAATATATCTATAATCAAGTTAAACATTATGGATACAGCAAAAACAATCAATGAAACAGGCAGATCAATCACAGATGGTGTTGATCTCCTCAAGTCTCTCATGTTAGAAGACTACAAGAGATGGTCAAACATCCCTGAAGATAAGACTCCTGACGAATGTAGAGATTCAGACGTCATTCGCGAAAACATGTTCAGCGACTTTGCTGGAAAACTTGGCCACATTAAGGGTAACAAGTACATCAAGATCACAACTGGCGGTCGTAGCTCAGCTTGTGGATTCATCGTCAACACTCACAACGATAAGAAGTTCAAGTTTGGTGACATCCTTAAAGCTGCAAGTTGGTGTGCCCCAGCACGTAACTTCCCTCGAGGAAATGTGATCGAAGACAGTGTCGAAGACATGCGTCGCGGAGTATCATGGACCGGCCCTTGTTAAAAAGGGCTTTACTTTTCACTCAATAATTGGTATAATATATAATATGAAAACACTACTAGACACACTTATCGCCACCCTTATGGGTGCTCTCTTCGCCGCAATATTCTACTATGGCCTTTGCCTATCAGTTCCATGCTAAAAATGTACACTAACTCAAACAGACATCGTATGGGACAACTTAAAGAAGGTGACGACATTTTGTATACCTCGGGCGATATGATAGGCAGCGGCACAGTATTTCAGATTAAAGAAAATGAAATCATTGTACAGACTGGAAACGGTGCTCGAGGATTAGAGTACATAAACAAATCTCAAATAGTAAAAAAATATGATTGATATATTAATGTTAATTGCAGGTGTATTCGGGACTGGATTAATTTGCATGTTTGTCTACTGGTTTACAGGAATTTTATAGGAGGAAAATTATGGTTGAAGGATTTTTAGATTACAATAACGGAATTTTCGTGCTGATTAAGAACAACGCGGAACACGTCATTGATGATGCACAAGCTTATGGGTTTTACACTCAAGGAGTAGAAGCTTCAATGGCTGCATTAGAAGTATTCGAGGAAGCAGAATACGAAGACTATATGACTCACGCTTTCAAAGACGAACTTTAAAAAATTATGATTATACTAACAGACTGCGATGGAGTCCTTTTGAATTGGGCTCAAAGTTACCACTGGTGGATGCACCGAAAAGGCTATCGGCCAGTAGATTCTACTGCGTACGAGATGAATGTGCACTACGGAATTGATCGTGCAGAGTCACGAGAGCTATGCAAAACCTTTTGCGAATCTGCTGCCGTTGGATTTCTTCCACCTCTACGAGATGCTGTCAAGTATGTTCGTAAGTTGCACGAAGAGCATGGCGCTATTTTCCACTGCATTACTTCAATGAGTGATGATCCTTGGGCAATCAAGCTACGTGAAGAAAACCTTGATCGTATTTTCGGTAAAGGTGTATTCGAACGAGTAGTATGTCTCCCATGTGGTGATGATAAAGATGACGCTCTCGAACGCTATCGCGATTCTAACTTTATATGGGTCGAGGATAAGACAGAGAATGCCGAGCTTGGTGCTAAGATGGGTTTAAATTCCTTCCTCATCGATCATATATATAACCAAGGTAATGACATAAGCGATGACGTTACTCGAGTTAATAATTGGAAAAATCTATATGAATACATTGGTGGAAAATAGTTTAGGAATAATATACAACGTCTGTTTTATCGGATGTTTCTGGCCTCAAATAATAAAGTCTATTCGAACAAAATCTGTTGAAGATGTTAGCATCGGTTTGTGCTTTATGTCTATAATCGGTTATGCTGCAGCGTTAGGATATGCTGTCTTAAAGTTTGGCTTTGATTATTGGCTGTGTCTGAATTATATCTTCAGTGCTATATTCGTTATAGTAATGATTTGTGTATATTACAAATATAAAAAATAATGAAAAAATCAATAAATCAAAGGAACTCTGATCGTGGATCTCTCACGACAGTTGATAAAGTAGTAATAGGGATATTCGGTGTATGCTTTACCGTTGCTCTCCTCATGTGGTTGAGTTTACTATAAGATTACCTTCGCGCCCGTAGCTCAGCTGGATAGAGCAACGGTTTTCTAAACCGTGGGTCGTAGGTTCAAGTCCTATCGGGCGTACCACTATAAAAAAAATAAAAAATTATGAATGATATTATCGACAATCTACAGGAAAGATGCTTTGCAATGCTTGGCACTATCAATGTTCTTAAACACGCTGAGGCTCAAACTGAAGAGCTCAACGTTAAATTTAATAAAGACTTAACAGAACTTATGCAAGCTGGTTCGCAATTCTTTGCTCAGCCTCCAGAAAAATAATTATGAACAAAGAAATTTGGGACATTTTAGTACAAGAACAACAGCGTCAAGCAAAGACGATCGAACTTATTGCGAGTGAGAACTTTGCTAGCTATGCGGTAATGCACTTGGCTGGTAGTGTATTTACGAATAAGTACGCTGAAGGTTATCCGGGCAAGCGTTACTATAATGGCTGTGAACACATGGATACTATTGAAACTTTTGCTATCGAAAAGCTAAAGGATATCTATGGTTGTAAGTTTGCTAATGTTCAACCTCACTGTGGTGCTAATGCAAACACCGCAGTCTATCAAGCATTCTTAAAGCCAGGTGATAAGATTCTTGGAATGGATCTAGCAAGTGGTGGTCACTTATCGCACGGAGCTAAGGTCAATATCTCTGGTAAAGTTTACGAATCACACCACTACGGTGTCGATAAAGACGGCTTTTTAGATTACAATGCAATTCAAATACAAGCAGAAAAACTTAAACCAAAAATGATTATTGCTGGTGCAAGTGCTTATCCTGGAGTGATTGACTTTAAGACGTTTAGAGAAATCGCTGAT